TTCACACAGTACAAGAAGAAGGAGCAGGTATGGGAGTGTTTGGATTGAAAGCATTAGCAATTTCCATTCAGAAAGAAATTGGATTGGATGTTGAGGAAGCAGCCAACAAAGAGCAAGTAGAATTGAAAGAGTCCATTAAAAAGAATGGAGGATCAATCACAAAAGACAACTACGAGATCTTCAAAGCAGATATGGATATTTTATCTAAGTATGCCGCTGCCGATACCGATTTAACTCTTAGAGTTTGTAATCATTTCTTAAAAGTTTTAAAGCAAGAAAACCTAGAACAATTCTTCTTTGAGGAAGAAGTAATGCCTCTTTATAGAGAAGTAACTGTTCCAATGGAAGAGTTTGGAGTAGCATTAAATCTTCCACTACTAGAAAAGACAAAAGAAGATATCATAAGAGATTTACAAGCAAACAAGAAGATTGTAATAGACAGTATCCTAAACATTCCAGAAGCAAAAGAATGGGTAGTGGATACAGCATTACATAACTATCCACCATCACATAGAGGTAACTGGGCTCAAAATCTAGCAATGATGCACTCACTACCATTACCAAGAAGTGAAAAGACAGGAAAGTATTCTTTAGGAAAAAAAGATATTGATAACCTAGAGGATAGTAATATAAAACAATTCTTACTAACAGGAGAGCTATCTTTACTAGATGAAATGGAAGTTGTTAGAATTTCTATGTCAATGTGGAAGGATGAGAATGAGGGAGTGTACTTGAACATTCAATCTAAGAAACACTTAGGTGAGATTGCATTTAAGTATATGGGAATTAAACCTCTTACTCAAACTAAGAAGGGTCAGGATCAATTTGATATGGATATGTTAGAGGAGCTTTCTAAAACATATGAGTGGGCAAATAATCTTAGAACGTATAACAAATTAGTTAAAATTAAATCAACATACATTGATAGATTCTTAGACGGACAAGAGGATGGACGATACTACTTCTACTACAAACAGAATGGTACAGTATCAGGACGTTACGGTTCAGATGCTCAACAATTACCTAAACCTAAAGAAGAAGGAGAAGACTGATGGATGATTTCAAAAAGACATTTGCTTTTAGTTTTACAGAGGCTGCTTATGGCGATACACCTGAACTCTCTCGTAACCTTACGCTTGAGATGGAAGATGAGGCAACATACAGTGATGTTATGGACCAGTTCCTATTCTTCCTATCAGGATGCTGGGGCTACCAGATCCGTCTAGAAGACATCATCCAGAAGAAGTATGGGGTAGATGTTAATGACAACCACATTGATCCTCTATCCTCCTTTCCAGAGGCTCTAGAAGGCTCTGAGCACGAGTGGTGAGTAGTCCAGTAGAGGATTGGACTGAGGGGCGCTTCAACGCATTTGTTGTTAGCGCCCTACGAGGTGGAATGCGTAGGTTCCCTAACAAATGGAGAGCACTAGAGAAGGCATTGCATGGTAGTGGTGTCAATGAAGCAACAGGACGTAAGGCAAAGCTCTACACCTGTGCCAGTTGTGCTAAACTTTTCACCGCTAAGGCAATAGAGATAGATCACATTGAGACAGTAGTCGACCCAAAGAAAGGCTTCACCACATGGGACGAATACATCTCCCGCCTCTTTTGTACCGTAGGAAACCTCCAAGTTTTGTGCAAGCCTTGCCACAAACAGAAAACAAGGGAAGAGAAATGTCAGAGATTAAAACCCAAGAAGACCTCGACATTGAAGATTGGGCTGAAGCCGCCTACTTTTACACGCTCTATGGCTTTGAAGAAACGCTCAAAAGCAAACGTTTCGCAGGCAATGTCTGGAAAGACCTCAGTAGTGAAGCCAAAGCGATAATTCGTAACTTCATTGCAATCGAACAACTCAAGGAAGAAAGTAAAAGGAGAATCATCAAATGAAAGTATTAAGTTTAGGACTCATCACAGGGTTTATGATTGGCATTGAATTTCCAGGGCCAGAACAACCAAACATTCTTGCAGTGATTGACCTAGGCATTGTGCGCCTAGTGTATGAGAAACTTGAAATCGTAGAGGAAGATAAAGAATGACAACAGCAACTCCTTGGTCAACACTTGGCTACCTAGTTTACAAGCGTACCTATTCACGCCGTCTTGACGAGACAGACATCAACTCACGCACTGAAGAGTTTGATGAGACTGTTGAACGTGTCATCAAGAGTGCCAATAGCCAACTCAAGGTGGGGTTCACTACACAAGAGGAAGAGCGTCTACGAGGCTATTTGCTGGGCCTTAAAGGGTCCGTAGCGGGTCGCTTCTGGTGGCAGATGGGTACAGCCACTGTAGACCGTCTGGGCCTCTCCAGCCTACAGAACTGTGCCTTCACCACTGTAGATGATCCTGTACGCCCCTTCACATGGGCAATGGATATGCTGATGCTTGGTTCTGGTGTTGGCTATAACATCCAAAGGAAAAATGTTGAGAAACTTCCTAGCGTCAATGCTTCTTTCAGTGGCCCAACTCGGGTGGATTCCGATGATGCCGATTACATCGTACCTGACTCACGCGAGGGATGGGTTAAGCTATTGGGTAAGACACTTAAAGCAGCCTTCCTGAGTGAGAAGAATCCCACCTTCACCTATAGCACCAAGCTCATCCGTGGCAAGGGTGCCTTGATTAAGGGCTTTGGTGGTGTTGCCTCAGGGCCAGAGGATTTGTGCTGGGGCATTACACAAATCTCTAAGGTGCTGGAGAAGCGAGCAGGTAAGAAGGTACGTCCCATTGACATGCTCGACGTTATGAATATTATTGGTGCAGTGGTTGTTGCTGGTAATGTGCGCCGCAGTGCCCAGATTGCAATTGGAGATGCTGATGATGTTGAATACCTACTTGCTAAACGATGGGACTTGGGAAACATACCTTCCTGGAGGGCCATGTCCAACAACTCCGTGGTATGTGATGATATCTCTGACCTGCACGAATTCTTCTGGGATGGTTATGAAGGCAAGGGGGAACCTTATGGCCTTATCAACCTTAAACTCAGCCGCAAAGTTGGACGCCTTGGAGAAACTCAATATCCAGATCCAGATGTTCAAGGATACAACCCTTGCGCTGAACAATCTCTTGCTAACTATGAAACATGCTGCCTCGCAGAAGTCTTCCTCCCCAACATCTCAACCCGAGATGAATTCCTAGACGTTTGTAAACTTCTCTATCGTATTAACAAACACAGCCTGATGCTCCCTTGCCACCATGAAGAGACACAGACCATTGTGCATAAGAACATGCGTATGGGTATTGGTGTGACAGGTGTGCTACAGGCAACAGAGGAACAGAAGTCTTGGCTAAAGGAAACGTATGAAGAACTTCGAGCGTGTGATGTGGAGTATAGCGACAGTCGGTCTTGGCCTGCTTCTATTAAACTCACCACGGTTAAGCCCTCAGGTACACTATCACTACTACCCGGAGTTACCCCAGGAGTCCACCCCGGCTACGCGCAGTATATGATTCGTCGGGTCAGGATGAGTTCCAATCATGCTCTTGTTGAAACGTGCCGCTCTCATGGTTATGATGTTGAATATCAGAGGAACTTTGATGGCAGCGAGGATCGTTCAACGGTGGTTGTATCTTTCCCGTTCAGTTACCCTGAAGGTACAAAGTTGGCAAAGGAAATGACTGCCATTGACCAACTAGAGGCAGTTAAGTGGCTACAAGAGGTTTGGAGTGACAACACTGTCTCCTGCACTGTCTACTACCGTAAGGAGGAACTACCAGAGATCAAGAAGTACCTCAAGAAGCACTACAAGAATAGCCACAAGAGTTTGTCATTTTTGCTGCACAGCGAACATGGCTTCCAGCAGGCACCTCTAGAGGAAATCACTAAGGAACAGTATGATGCTCTAGTAGCCCGTACAACCCTGATTACAAGTGTCTCAACTGTAGAGATGGATGCTGGTGACGATTGCGCCTCTGGTGCCTGCCCTGTACGTTAAGGAGAAACAAATGCAAGTAGATAACATAGTAGAGAATGACGATGGATCAGCAGACATTGATCTACATCTAGAACCCGGAGAAGCAAGGCTTCTTGTACAAGAGGGATTCATCCGTATCCTAGAAACCTACATCAAGCAGGAACAGGTACGTAAGCGTCTACCAGCACTATTACAGAAGAAGGAAGAAAGTGATAATGAGTAAGCAAGTAGGAGGTGAACACTACATCAGGTGTTCTCTACAACCTTGGGAAGTAATTGAGAGGAATGAACTAGACTTTTGGGAGGGCAACATTGTCAAATATGTCTTCCGTTACAAGCACAAGAATGGCTTGCAAGACTTACTTAAAGCCAAGCACTACCTTGAATACCTAATCAATCGAGAGGAACAAAATGTACAAACTATCACGCAAGAACGGCAGTTTCCCCAAGAGTCTACGCAAAGGGTTTCTAACCTACGAGGAGGCTCGAATGGCAATTCGGAAGTATCTCCGTATGCTCCTTGGCCCCGTGCCTCGTAGCATTCATGTGCCCCTAGTGGCAACAGACTTCCGTATTAAACGGGTAGCAATGGTACAAACTACACCATTGCCGTAACATCGCAATAACGGATAAAGACTCCTTATCTGCATAAGAAATAAAAAAGGCCCCGAAAGGGGCCTTAGTGTTTTTGAATATTTATAAGAAATTAAATTGCACTGGTGATAAGTCCACAGCGTCTGTCACTGTTCCTGTGTATAAAGAGACGTTTCCTGTAGATGAGCTAACTAATATCTTTCCAATCCCAGTACCGACTCCTGTTGTAAAAAACATATCAGAGGAAGGACGTACAGTAGTAGGCAACGTAAAAATTACAGATGATCCTGCGGTCGATCTTGTAACCTGCCCACGTAATCGCACAAACCCACTGGCATCAATGCAATATCCGGCTTGTGCATAAGGAGAACCAAAGGTATTGGCCCACGCCGTGGCAAATGTTACTGGAGTCCATGCATATTCTCGTCCAATACTTAAAACACCACCAAGAACCTTGTCACGAAATACATCTGTCAAAGCGTAAGGAAATGCTTCAGGAGGTTGTATTACGATGTTTGGAGCAACAAGTGTCAAGGTTGATGCTTTACGAATTTGATAATGATTTGTTCCAGCCAAGAAATCCAACCGAGCGCCACTAATAAATAAACCACGCAATTCGACATT